GGCTGTCGCCGATCTTGGCGCCCGACTTGGCGAAGCTGTCGTCATACTGACGGTCGATGGAGCCGACAAAGTTCAGCTTCTGGTGAAGGATGCGAAGCGCCTCGCGCGTCACAGCCGTTGGGGTAAGGATCGTATTGCTCATGGCAATGGACTTTCAAAGAAGGGGTTAGCCCCGGCGCGATTTCGCTACCTGGGCATTTCGCCGCCTCATCCACTCGTCATCGCTCAGCTTGTCAGACAGGCCGACCGGGGGCGTGGGGTTTGATCCCCTGACCTTGGCGGCGGGCTGGATTTGCTGCGCTTTCAGGTGGCTTGAAACGACGCGTTGCGTAGCCGCCGCGTTTTCCAGTTCGTGCAGCCGGTGCATGGCGCGGATAAAACGCGGGTCTGACACCTGACGAAGCTCTGCCTCGCTGTAGTCAAACCGCGTTCCAAACTTCACCAGCGTGTCGGCGACTTCCGGAGTGAGCGGGATGTTGTGCTTTTGCAGATACGCGGCGCCTTCTTCGTTCTGCCTGGCGCGGGTGCGCTGCGTCTCGATGGCTGCTGTCTGCTTCGCCTGTTCGATCTCTCGATCAGCCTCGGCGCGGGCTTCCTTCGTGCGTTGATGGGTGCGGAACGCCGCCTGCAACGCGTCTGCGTCGGCCTGCGCCTCGTCCATCCTTCCGAGATTGCGAAGCTGGACCACGCGGGTTTCCCACGCGTCCCAGTCGATAGTCTCGTATTCGGCCAGTCGCTCATCGAGGTTCACCGCCTTGGCGTGAGCCTTGATAACCGCGTCATTCGCCTGCGATTGCTGGACCGCACGTTGTTCCAGTTCGCGGCGGTTTTCGGCCAATTCCTGCGTCTTGCGGGTGTAGTCCGCCTGCATCATCAGTTGCGCTTTGAGCGCCTTCGGGATGCGGTATTTCTTCCCGTCAAGGTCAACCTCGTCGGTTTCTTCCTCCGCTTCCTCGTCCGGGTCATCCCCGTCCAAATCCGCGTCATCCGTGACCAGATCGTCCTGCACGTCTTCGACTTCCGGCGCATCAGCGTCCGGATTGGTCTCGATATCTTCCATGTGTCCCTTGGGGGTTTAGTTCGGGCTGCCCTGTGCTTGGCCCGGCATCGCAGCCCCGAGGGACTGGCGAAGTTCGTTCTCGACCTTCATGCGGTCGGTTTGAGCCTCAAACGCCTTGATCTGCGCTTCCTGCTCTTTGATCTTGAGGTCCATCACCTTTAACGAAGTGTCAGCCTTCATTGACTGGTTTTCAGCGGTGAGCTGGGCAATCTGCGTCATGCCCTGCTGAATTTGCTCCTGCACCTGGGGAGGGATGCCCCCGGCCTGCTGTTGATTGGCAGGGTTAAGCGAGGCCAGCCGCTTGGCGACCTCCTCGTGTTCCGGCCAGTCCATGTTCTTTGCGACCAGATCCCCGAGAACACCCGCAGCGGGCGGGAACGCCCGGATGAGTTCCGTCATCTGCGTAGCCGCTTCCTCGCGGCGTGACGTGAACGAAGGCCCGGCGTTGACGATGAGGTCGTATTTCCCAAGGCCAAGCTCGTAGACGAACATCAGCGGTTGGCCGTTGTCGTCGGTTTGGGGCTGACCATCAGGCCCGACCACGGGAACCGGCTGTTGCGTGTTGACCGCCACCGTTGCCGGTTGCGCGTCCGGACCCAGAACCCGAATGATCCGCTCAGTCGAATAGACGTGCGGGATCAGGTCAATCAACACCCGCCCGGCGTGGCGAATGGCCCGCGTCAGGTTGTCGATGAAGTGGAACGTCGAAACGTCCCCCTCCCGCTGACGGGCCATGATTGCGCGCCCGCTCGTCTCGTTCGACCTGGCCCCCAAGGATGCGTCATACATCCCCATGATTGCCTTCATCTCGTCGGACGTAGACAGCGCCTCTTGAAGCGCCCCAGCCGGGATGCCTGCGAACTGTTGCCGTTGAGGAGGCGTTGAGCCGTCATACTCAATGTAGGCGTGGCTCATCAGGTTGGCGGTTTCCCACTTCGCGCCGTCCGTCTCGAACGCGCCACGCGGGCCGATAAAGGGAGCCTTGGGGGCCAATGCGACAAGTTCGGTCGCCATCGTCCGCCAGTAGTTATACATCCGCTGACTGTCTTTGGCGTCACGGATCAGCGAGCGCCAGATGCGTCGGCCCTCGTAGTTCACTTCCTCGCCGTAGACCGGCACGATGGGGATGTATTTCCCCGGCCAGTCCACGGTTTTCAGGACTTCGGCGCCAGACAGGATGTGCTGCTTAACGCTGTAGCTTTCCGTCTCCCGAGGCTCGCCCACCGGGCCAACGCCGTTCGCCTCGAAAATATCAATGTTGGCCTGGTATTGCTCCCGGTCGATGACCTCGCCATTTGACAGGAGCAGGATGGTCCGCTTGACCTTCTCCCGGACCCAGTATTCCGCGATCAGAACGCCCTCGTCCGTCATCCACGGATCAGCGAGGCCCAGATAGGGATCGTCGTTCCAGTTGATCGGCTCGCCCTTGTATTCCTTCTCGTAAGCGTCTTTCGAGACGAAATCCACGACCAGGGCGACGTTCCAGTCAGAGCTATCCGCCGTCGTCGAGAACGGATCACCAAACACCGCCAGCGGGTTGGCGATGCGTTCGATTACAATGTCCTGCTCGAACGTGTCGTCCGTGGCGTATCTCGTGTTGATCTTGAAATAGCCGAAGCCGCCCGTCACCGCGCACTCAAGCGCCGTGTCATAGGCAACGTCCGCGTCCGAGGTGTATTCGATGTTGCGGATCAGGCCGGAGTAGATGTCCGCGATCTTTACGTCCGCCTTGCTATCCGCCGGGTGAACCTTGATCGAGGGTTTGTTTTGCCGGGCGTCGTTCACCACCTGGCGAATGAACGCCGGGAGCTTGTTGATCGTCAGGCAGGGGCGCTGGTCATCCTCGCGCTGCTTCCGGACGCTCTCGTCCCATTGCTCGCCCAGACGGGCAAAGCGAACGTCGTCCTTATAGGCCTCGCGGTTCTGCTGTTCGACTTCCTGCGCAAGCTGATACGCCTCGCGCGCTTCATGCAGGATGCCTTCGCTCTTGTCGTCGCTCATCCGCCCATCCATCCGCCGGCGCCTTGCGGGCGGGGCCTCATATCGCGCTCTACACGCGGACCTGTTCTCGCCATGCGGCGCATCATCATTCCGTATCGAGACGCTGAAATCCGGTCGTCCTTGACCTTCACGATCAAGCCCTTCTCCCGGTGATACAGCCGAAACTCACCGATCCAGCCGACACAGGTGCGAAACACCTTCCATCGCCCCGTCTCCATGCGTGTGAGCATTTCGGAGACGCCAGCCTCAACGCCGTTGGACCCGTCCTCAAACGTGGCTTTCTCGTGCAGCATCTCCAGGCCCTGCTGACGATACTGTTCGGCCAGTTGCTCGCCCGAGCCCTTGTCATGTTGGAGCCCGTCATGGGGCCACGCGCACGGTATCCAATGCCCCCAAGGCTTGACCGCCGCCGCGTGAATGATCGGCGTGGATTCCCTCGCGGCATATTCCCGCGTCACGTAGATGCAGTCCGCATCCTTGTCCCATGCCAGCCCGACGCAGGCGAATGGGTGATCCCAGCCGAAGTCCAGGCCGTTGATTTGCGCCCAGTGTTTCGGGATCGCAAACGGCTCAACAATAATGCTCTCTTCCGTCACCGGGAACACGCGACCAGACCCCATGATGGGAACGCCCTTGGTCCGCGCCTCCCGCTCATGTGGCGGATAGCTGGCGATGATCTCCGCGCGCTGTTGCGGCGTGTAATGCTCCGCGTCGTCGATCGTCATGGTCGTTACGTGGCGGCTCATTGGTCAGCCTCCGCGATCAGGAACATGCTCACCACGTCCGACATACCCAGCAGCGGCGTGAACGTCAGGAACACCATCCCACCCGTCGCATTGGTCCGCGTCAGGCCTTCCATGTAGATATCCTGCGGCGGCTCCTCGTCGAACCACACGCCGTCCAGCGTCTCGCCCTGCCACTTCTCGCGACCCTGGTCGTATGACTTGAACCCGAGCGTGGCCGTCTCGCCGCTTACATGCTTGACCAGCACGCTATCGAGCGCGTCGGGAACACCCTGACGCATGGACCAGTCCACCAGCAGGTCGCCGGGAATAAACCCCTCGCCCCACTTGGCCCGATCCTTCGGCTCACCGACCAGAAGGCGCTGCACACCATCGCGCGTGACCTCGCCGGTTTTGGACCCGGCCCACCAGCGCGTCGGCTTGTCAAAGCGCCGGCCAAGCCACCAGTCGGGATAAAGGCCCGTCAGGTGAAACGACACCTCAGCGGCGCCGGAGAACGTCTTGCCTAGCTGATTGCCCGCCATCAGAAGCCGCTCGCGGTGATCCGCGCCAGCCTCGTGGAACTCTCGCTGCTTAGTGTATGGCCGATAAGTCTTGAGACGATTGCGCCTCGCCCGCTTCGCCCGCTCCTCCAGCAGCGACACCAGCTCCGACTTGAAGTCCAATGACACTGGCGAGGGTGCGGATGCGAGCGTCAAGCTGCTCATCGGTCAGGTCGCTCGTGGTTTCTATCTTGAACTCTTTGGGAAGCAGGCCAGCGATGACCCGCATGTAAGCCGCCGGATCTTCCTCGCGGACCTTTGCCAGCGCGGCAACGCCGTGTTCCGCGAAGTCGTCGTGCAAGGCGGAAACGAACGCCTCGCCAAGTTTGTTCCTGGCGCCCTTTGGCCTTCCGGTTGGGTTTCCAGATTGGCCGGGTTTGAACAGATGCTCGGGCGTCTGTTTTTCGCCTGTATCATCAGACACGGGTGTCAGAC